TTATTTTTCGACGTTAAAACGCCAATGAATTTTCATTTTGCTGGTGCTGACTTCGATTTTGCTGATTAAGGATTTTACAAGCTTTACTTGTTCTTCGTATGGCAGTTCTAGAATGTTTTTCTTGCTTAAAAGTAACAAAGCTTTCTTGGGATCTAATTCCGGTTGCTTAGGTTTACGTTCTTGTAGCTTGTTTTCGAGCGCTTCTTTTTGTTGCAGCAGCTCCTCACGCTTTTGGTTTATAATGCCAATTGAAATACCATTAGAATTTAGGTATAGATCCACTAGTTTATTTAGCTTGTCGTTAATACGATTTAATTCGTCTTTTAAGGGCTTGTCATCAAACTTAACAGTATTGACAGGCATTTGGTCTGGATGCAGTTGCAGGTGTCGTATGGTCTTAATTATGGCGCTCTCAAGATCGTCTTTTAGGTAATCAGATCGATTTTGGCAAAGTTCGGTATCTTGTCGATAACTAAAGCGAATACGTTTTCTTATTGAACTGACACAACGATAATAGTGATAGTCATCTGCATACTTTAAATAGCGTGTTTGAACCATCATTGATGAGCCACAAACGGAACAGCGTAAAAGACCTGAGAGCATGTATTTAGCCCGGAAAGGGCGGGGATTAAATTTTTGGGCATTAGTTAATTGTCGGCGTTTTAGCTCAGCTTGGGTTTTATCATAGTCTTCAATTGAAATAATCGCTTCATGTTGGCCAGGATAAACGTTGCCTTGATAAAACTGTCGACCAGTATATACAACATTATCTAAAGCTTGACGAACGGTCCGATAAGTCCAAGGACGATCTTTAGTGATATGACCTTCGGCATTAAGCAAATCAACAAGTTTGGTAATTGATACACCATCAAGATAATCACGATAAATTCTCTTAACAATCTGTGCTTGTAATGTGTTAATCTGATAAATACCAGTTTGTTTATCGTAAGTATAGCCGAATGGAACTTTAGACCAGCCCATGGCTTTACCAGACTTAGCACGTCCTACTTTGCCCATCATCATACGTTCTTTGATTTGTTCACGTTCGAATTCAGCAATTGAGGCTAGCAGCGTGAGGAATAAGTTTCCCATCGGGGAACTAGTATCGATTTTTTCATTAAGTGATACGAAAGAAATCTTATTTTTATCAAAGATATCTTTGACAAGATAAAGTGTGTCTTGAACAGATCGTGATAATCTGTCTAGCTTGTAGATCAGCACAATATCGAATCTGTGGGACTTAGCATCCACAATTAGTTTCTGAATAGCAGGTCGATTCAAAGAACCACCAGAAAAACCGGGATCAACATATTCTTGATAGATCTGCCAATCTAAAGCACTACAATATTTGCGTAAACTAGCTAGCTGCCCTTCAATTGAGTAACCTTCTTCAGCTTGATTAAGAGTAGAGACGCGTGTATAGATTGCAACTTTAGGCATATGAATTTCCTCCATTTTTGTAAGGCTTATCTAAAAAATGATATACTAGTGCTAGCCAATGTTATATTCAATGTCTTCCACAGTTGTGGGAGACATCTTTTAGTAATTGGATTTACCCATTGGCAAAGATGGTAAGGTACAAAGAAGAACTTTTCCTTAGAGAGAGTTCTTTTTTTATCTCCTTAAATAAACATATGTTCGTTTTATGTGCAAAAATTAAGCTCGGCGCTGTGCCGGGCTGCTATCGTTCTTTTTGTGATATAAAAAAGCCATACACAACATCTTAGTGCATGGCTACCATCTGTGATATATTAAACGTTTGAGATATCCTCGAACCTATCACTTTAATGTTCGCAAATACGCGAACTCCATGCGGCTATTATCTTATATTGCAAAGCCGATGTCAATTAATATCAAAAATAAATTTAATTCTTTTTTTGATTCTCATCATATCATCATCAGTTATTCTTCCACGATATTCTTTAAGTCTATTCACACTTATACATCTTATTTGATCTAATTTGACTACACAGTCTTTTGATAAATAAGTATATTTATTTGAATAAAGAATATATTGACACTTTAAAATATTTTTATGATTCCTTATTTTTCCGGAGCTTATAGGTGCAATAATTACAGTTCCGGTTTTATTGTAGTTGTTTTTAGAAATAACTACTGCTGGATGGGGAGAATTGATTTCGTACCCAATATTTTCGCCTAATTCAGTTAAATAAACTTGACCATGAGTAGGATACTGTTTACTACATAAAGTCTTATTTTCTATTTTTTTAATAAAGTTTTCAGCAAGCTCTTTTTTATGAGCATTCCAATCATCTAAATCAGCTTTTTTCTGTTTAATACGTTCATTATAATTCATAAAAATCTTCCTTATCATTTTAATTATTATTAGTTTTTATGGAAAAAATTTTAAACCTTTATTTTGATAGTTTGGATAATCAATGAAAGCCTTTTCAATCAAATTGAAATTTTCTAATCCTTTATTTTGAGTTTGTGCATGATATATTCTATAAGATATCAGATCAGAAATTTCTAACGGCCAATAAGATTTGAGACGATTCGAAGTTCTCTTTTTAGCAAAATAAATTCCTTTGATACATTTAAAATTGTCAGAAGAGACGTAGGGACTGCCGTTTTCTAATATAGAATTTATTTGTTTCAATAAAGCATAGTCTTCACGCTGTCCACGAGATTCTAACAATAAAATAGCATTTTCTCCAAGCCGATTTAATCTATAGCTTACACGTTCTATTAAGAACTCTAAAGAAAGTGAATAAACAGGGTAAGGATACAAATACTTTTGAACATGTTCTTTTTTATTAATTAAAGTAGCAACTATTTGTATAGGTAAGGATGGAAGCATTTTATTTAAATCATTTCTAAATTCATTATAGTTAATAAGTTTAGGGTTGAAAGCTCCTTCTCGTTTTCTAATATTTCTAGAATGGAATACAACTCTTTGTTCGTTATAAATTCCATTTTTCCAATATTTCTCTTTTAAGACCATTACATCTTTAGCGATACCGTTAATTTTTGTTTTGTCTATAATAATTCCAGTTATTCCAAACCATATTTTTGAAGTTGGTGTGTTATTATTAATGCCTTTAAGAGTTGGAGTTCCAGTTTCATCAATTGCTATAAGGTTATCAGTTGCCGCTAGTACTTTATTGTTAAGGGGAGTAGGAACCAATTTCCAGTTATTATCTTTTAGTTGCATATAGTATTCTCCTCAAAGATTAAAATTATTTACTAAAGATGGAATTCATTCACGTCCTTTCTTCGGAGAGGGCTTTTTTAATTAAAAGGATCTTGTCCTTGCTGTATTTGATAAGTGTCTTGAATTTCACCAGATGTCTTCATTGTATCCGGTACGGACTGGACAGCTTGTTCGGGTGACATTCCATTATGTTCTGCTAAATAGGCAGCAGGTGACTCGCCATAGCGATTAACAAAATCGTGTAAGTCGTTAGCAGGTGGCAATCCATTGCTATTTGATTGTGAAGCTGGTTGCGAATTGCTTTGCTGAGTTGATTGCACAGCTTGTTGTTGAGAAACATTCTGACTACTTTGTTGAGTGGAAGTTTGACTAGCTTGACTATCACTAGAAGTAGCGGAGCTAGACGAACTTTGTGTATTTTCCTTACTTTCTTTATGCGTCTTATGATGCTTAACGGCTTTAGTAGTAGTTACTGATGAGCTACTGCTTTTTTTATTTGATTTTTGTGATGAAGAGTTGCCACACGCAGTAAGCGCCATTCCCATTAATGCAGCTACGCAAATTAAACCTATTTTTTTCATATATGATCCTCCCAATCAGCTTTTAACGTCGATCACGCTTGGACGTATTATTAGTATCTGTTTGAAATATAATAGTTGTGCACTTCTTCCCTGACTACATTGTCAAGGTAGCTTGGCACTTCGTATGATTCCATAAAATCATATACGTTTATGGTTTCTTTTGGTACATTCTGACAATAAAATGGAACTAGAAGCTTAACGGCACCGGTGTTTGCTTTGTATTCAACGGACTGTTTGCCAGTGAAAGTAGCGTGATAGAAGCAAATATCAGTTTCATCACCATTTAAGATGTGCGAAATCTCATGAGCAAGTTGAAACGAAATTTCAGCGGGGTGATGCCAGTTAAGATTCATAACTATATTGCGATAATGGAGTGAACAGCCTGGCGGGGTTTCAGGAGCCAGTTTGTCAGTCCAGATAACATTAATGTTGTGGTTGAAAGCTACCTTCTCTAGGTAGCTGTTAATCTCGGTCAATTTTGTCGCCTCGATTCTGAATAGAAAACATAGAACGTTAAAGTTAATAGCACTTATTTAAAGTAAGCTAGATTTGACTTTACGTATAATAATGTGGATAATAATTGTAAGATAACTTGTGAAGGATTAGCTCTGGGTTCCCGAACGGGAGTAGGCGAAAGCTTAGAATTCCTATGACCCTGGGGTTATCTTTTTTTTATTTTTTCGCAAATGTTCAATTAAGTCTGAATCAAATTTAATTCTCTCGACAACAAATTCTACTAATTGTTGAGAGTATCTTCTTGTATTCACGAACTGATAACAATATTTTGGGTTGTCTCGCAAATTGTAGTAGTCCATTATTAAGTTCAAGGTATATTCATTAAAACTTGCATCACCGCTAACTGTTCTATAGTTAAAGGTGATGCTTTTTGTTTTGATTTGTTTATTGATTGAATCAATAACGTTCTTTCTCGATAATTTGTATTTATCTTTTGGGTCTTGTAGCTTAGTGATAATTTTAGCTGTGACTTCTGAAGCAGAGTCAATAGCATAAGTGAAATCAGCCTTGCTTTTATCTTTTATCTGAACAAACTCATGTCTAATTGGGATGTATAAATCATTCGATGAATTATTGTTTTCAAGAAATTCCAACTCATTTTTATTCGATATAAGTTGTTCAGCCATCTCTTGAGAATACTTCCCTCTAATTTCTTCATTTGAGAGAATGTTTAGATTAACTGTGAGTGTTAAGAAATTTTGGGAGATATATCTTGTAATGTCTACATTGTGGAACCTTTTTATTTGTTCTGAAAAATTCAAGACACAAGATTGAAAGAACGGAGCATAAATGGCTTCGTATTCTTCGGTAATAAAATGTGTGCTTGTATTTCGTAACTCAATGATTTTTTCTAAGTTGATACGAAGCGGCTGTTTTTTATCTGTATATATTTTTTGAATTGTTTTTTCTAGGCTAATGGTTCTATCACTATTAGGGTAATAAATAGAAATGTTTTTATTTAAAAGTTCGGCCTTAAGCATTAATTCCCAAGCATTACATATAAAGAAACTAAATCCTTCAATTCTATACTTAATTGTGGGTTTGTTATAAATTTCAAGGCCCATAATGAAGGCTTCAATACTTTTGTCCACTAAACGCTTTGATAAATTTTCCATGTTAATTAACACCTCCTTATTTTCTCCCACCGCGCAGCAGCCGTTTCATGTATTCCAGGTCCTGTTCAGGGATAGGCTTGCCTTCGAAAGTAAAGATGGTGTCATCATCAGCGAGGTCTGCAGTCTTGAGATCGTCTTCCTTGGGGTCGCGGTGAGAGTTTAATGCAATATTCGGGTCAAGTCGTGGATCGATGTAGTCTTCACTTACGTTGAAGAAACTAGCAAGCTTAACGACATTTTCTTCTGACGGTAATCTTTTACCTCCAAAATATCCAGTTAAAGTACTGGCAGGAAGACCCGTTTGTCTTGTGATGTCTGATTTCTTCTTTCCGCTTTTAAGCAATAATTCGTTTAAGCGAGACGATATTATTTTCTTGTATTCCATTTCTTGAGGAGTCAGCGATTTACCAGGCATAATAGCATCTCCTTTTTTCATTAATAATATCATTTATTTCGCATCAATATGAAAAAAATTCTAGAAAAAAGGAAAAAAGCATTGACTTACGCATTGATGAGTAATAATATAATACTCGTAAGGTTGATCAAGACCTTAACAAGAAAGGAGCATAGCGGTTTGTCGAGGCAACAAAAAAGAGCCCAACAAAAAGCTGAGCGACGTGAAACGATTCGGTTCTGGCTAGAAATCATTACCTTTATCGTCTTACTGATCGATCATCTAATTGCTTGGCTCTAAAAACATAAAGCAAGGGGAGTTAATTCTCCCCGAGCTTTAGTGTACCTTGACAAGTTGTAAGAATCAATGAAAAAAGAAACACGAGAAAGAGTCGAATTATGGCTGTTAGTAGGGATCCTCATTCTATCCTTACTCAGTCTATTCGGCTTCTAGGGGATGATAAGTTGACAATGACATTGAAGGCGGCTCGGGTCAATGCTGGGTTGACTCAGAAAGAAGCTGCGGAAAAACTGGGTATCTCATATCAGACGTTGAGCAGATATGAGAACAATCCAGGGCAGATGCCAGTTAAGATGGTCCTAGATATGTGTGATCTATATCACATCAATGTGGACTCTCTTTTTTTACATTGAAATTACGCATTGATGAGTAAGGAGAGGTGTAAACAATGCAAAACGTAAATACTGACACAGTGATTCGCTATGTCGGTGAGTCCAAGCAACAAGTGATCGACAGCCGGGACGTTGCCAAGATGATTGGCAAGACTCACAAGAACCTAATGCGTGACATTCGTAGTTATATCAATGATTTGGAGATGAGCTCAAAATTGAGCCCATCTGATTTCTTCATCGAATCTGATTATCTTGACAGCATAAATCGAACTAAGCCATGCTACCTGCTGACTAAGCAGGGATGCGAATTTGTGGCCAATAAGTTGACCGGCCGTAAAGGAACGATTTTCACTGCAACGTATGTCAGCCTATTTAACGAGTACGAGGCAGAGCATAACGGTAAGACAGTCGCGATTGACAGTGGCCTTGAGCACGAAAAACTCGCGTACAAGCGAGAATGGCTGATTGAGATGCGCAAGCAGAACGTCAACAAGGCGCACGAGCTACGCAATCAAGACGTTAAGCTGTATATGGAGCTTGGCAAAGTTGCTGACGATTACCAGCGACCACATATGGCAGTTGACTTTCGTAATGAAGCCATTCGTGCCATGCAAGCATTGCCAGTTGGTGCACGCCGCGAATACTCGGCTACTGAGATTGGCAACATGATCGGTGTATCGCCAATTGCGATTGGCAAATGGGCTAACAAGCTTGGTGTTAAACGTGATGCCGATATGAGCTACCGCGATCACGATGGAGCTTGGCGATACTTTCCTGAAGCACTGAAAGTGTTCCAGGACAACGCACTGGAGATTCAGGACGACGACTTAGGACTGTAGGAGGTAACGGATCATGCGAGCCATCTATTACACCGTAGAAGGCGGCTATAGGCAACTACTAGCAACCACTTATGGAAACTATGGTATAGCACCCACCATTTCTAATGAAGAAAGAAAAAGGCTTTCAGAAGAGATGGGACATCCCTTGAGAAACCTTTTCGTAAATATTGATGGTAATGACTATCAAATCTGCTTAAAGCGGAAGGCCAGTGTTCTGTTTAATAATTCCCGTAAGAACTGCAGTAGCCACGTTTTTAAGAACACCAATTGAAACTGATTTTAAGGTACTGGTTGCTTTTTTCGTTTGATTCCATACTTCATTATCGCGAATCGAGTCAAGAAGCTCATGGCCAGACCAAGTAATATCAAAAACCATTAATGAAAAACCAGAAGCGTATTTATCGTACCTTGCATTTATATATTTTCCATCAAGCAACTGCAAAAAAGTATACGTTATATCGTCTTCAGAATATTGATCGTTGACAAGCTCTGGAAGCATTTGAGAAAGCTCGACTCCACAATGAAACATACCTATTCCCTGTGCTTCTAATGAAAGCAGAACATACCGAACACAATCATGTTTTAACTTCAATATTTTCACCTCCTTTCATCAGGAGATGACTTAAGTATACAACCAGGAAGAAGAGAGTATAGATGAATCAAGAAACCAAAAAAGAGCTAGAGAAAATCGCACGACAGCTTGAAGAACAAGCTGCTGTGGATTTATCTCTAGCCAATGCGTTGCGAACAATAAAGTAATGTTTGAAGGAAGTGATTGTCTTGATGGCATGGATACTATTTTCCCAATTAGTAACTTTAGTGAGTCTACTAATTACGCTGTATTTCAATCTAAAAAAATGACTTTTTTATGGCTTATTAACGATGTTCGTTTTGAGAAAACAATACTGATTTTCTTAATTATTTCATTGTTAGTAACTAGATAGCCGTACCTAACAGATTGATGACCAATTAATATTTCAGGATGAGCAAATGGAACGAACATAGATGTATCAGAGGATGTTCTTAAGACACCAGTGCTGCTTTCAACAACTAAGCTTTTGATTTTAGTAGAGATATCACCGTTATTTGTTATTTCGATTCTCAAAAATTTATTGTTGCCATTAGTACTGATGGAATGGTTGATATCTATATCAAGAATAGAAGACCAAACTGTAATAGTTACATTTATTACTGCTATTAACGCAGAAATAATAGAACATACTAGAGTTGCTATAGCCATACTGTCACCTCCTTTCGTTGGGAGATGAACTAATTGTAACAGAAAGGAGAAATGCACAATGGAGTATGTTATCGAAAACTATGATGCCAGTGGGCGTCGTATTGATGACCTCGAAAAAGTAAAACTACCTCCAGACATGGAGCAGCTGATTATTAATATCTTGTTGTCAAATCAGAAAGGAGATGAAGTTAGCTAATGGAATTTGACATTTTTTCGCCGGTGATTGGCGGTTTGATTCTGCTGGTGATGGTTATTGATCATTCGCTGTTATGTCAGCGAATCGATAAGTTGGAACGGGAGGTGAGACTATGGGAACGCTCCGGGCGTTAGTCTGGTCAGCTCTCAGTGCAGGATTTGTCTACCTATACATGACTGACCACTTCATCAAAGCAAACTGGTTCGCGGTTATCTGGATCGTATTGTTTGCAATACAAAGCACTGTTTCAAGCATCAAAAAAAGCACTACTCGCCAGTAGTGCCGAAAACAAATAAATGAACAGGAGTGATTATAGCATGAATGAAACTTTAGAACAAAAAACTTTGCATACTGATTGGATTATTGATGGATTGTCGGTTGGCTATCTGAATAATAACCCAGAATACGCCGGCTGGCTGTTCAACGAACAGGACAAGCTGAAGGCAATCAACAGCAATGTTGATTTGATTTTTGAACCAGGAATTAGTTTTGGTTCATGGCCGAAGTGATTCCGTCCCCTTTTAGCGAGGATCATTTCATATCACATCAAATTGACAACGGGCCAGACAAGATGCAGGGGTTTCCGTCCCTTTTAACGAAGAAAATATTTTATATAGGCATTATACATCAAAAACTGAAAAGAGGTACAAGCAATGGAAGTACAAGATGGGCGTATTCAGAACGAAGCAGAGCTGCATAAGAAACTGTACCGGCTTCGCAAGCTGAAAGAAGAACAAGAGCGGGCTGACGCCCAGCGCGAGCGCGAGCTTGTGGATACAGCTGCTTGGTATCAGCCAGAAACTGATCGGCGTAGCGTAGAAATCGCTAATGTAGAGGCTTTAATCAGTGACTATTACATGCGACGGTACGAAGAAAACACACATTACCGCTTTAAGAGCCGTAATGGCAGTGTTTCAAAGCGCAAGAGCACCAAGTTTGATCATGATGACAAACGTTTGGTTAATCTGGTAGATCCTAAATTCGTTAAAACGACTAAGGAGCTTAAATGGGGGGCATACAAGAGCTCACTGACTGTGCTTGATGATGGGCGTTGTATTGATGAAAACGGGGAGATCGTACCCGTCACTGCTCATGATGAAATCAAGGTCATTATTAAGACAAATGGAGATGATTAGCGATGAAATTCTACGCTAGTGGAAAGATCCCACCGACGCCACACATGTACTTCGTGTATGGAGACGGTGGAACGGGTAAGACGAGTCTTTTTAAGGACTTTCCTGGAAAGAAACTGCTGTTTAGCTTTGATTTGTCGACAAATGTTTTGATTGGCGATGATTCGATTGATGTGTTCAAACTTGAGGAGCGTGACATGCCAGTCATGCAACAAGAATTAGGCGACCTGCTTAGCCGGGCAATTGGCTCAGGACGCTATCAAGCAATCTGCCTGGATAATGTTACAGCGTTGCAGAATATGGTGCTGGAGAACATTGACGGAGCATCTAAGGACAATCGGCAGAACTATCAGAAGCTACAGCTATGGTTCCGCCAATTAGGGACCTATCTGCGTGATTCCGGTGCGACTGTTTATGCAACAGCTCACCAGATTGATAATGGCCCGGACAAGGTGCAGGGGCGTTTTGCGGCCGATATGAACGAAAAGACGTTTAACGCTTTTACATCAATGTTTGACCTGGTAGGCCGAATTTACGTCAAGAATGGCGAACGGCTGATCGATTTAGACCCTGAGCAGGGTAATCATGCTAAGAATCGAATTGATGACCGCACGTTGATTAAAGCTAACGAACTGATTAAGAAAGAAGAGGACTAAGACATGCCTTTATTTACAACTGATTCAAACAATGTATTTGGTAAGACGCTGAAAGAAGCGGGGACGTACAACGTACGTGTTGCCAGTGCAGTAGCCAAGAACAGCCATAGCAGCGGTAAACCAATGGTTGAATTTAATTACGAAGTCTTGGACGGCGAATATGCTGGTGCACCAATTCGTTACGATTACGCAGTTTGGAATGATGATACGCCAGAGCATTTTGAAATGTCAGTGCGACGCTTTAATACGATCATGATTGCATCTGACATTCCTAGTGGTAAGGCAGTTGAGAATGTGCCGCAAATTGCCGGCGTCATGCTTAATCGTAAGCTGGCCGTTACCGTTGATTGGGAGCAAGCACAAAACGGTAATTGGTATCTACGGGTTAAAGGCTATCAGAAGCTTTTACAAGATGGTAGTCAACCTAATGGCGTAACTCGTCCAGAAACGGCCCAAGATTCACACCAGAGCAACTTTAGTGGGAACAATGGTCAACGATCCACAAACCGCTCAAACACTTCGTACGGTGCAAATAACGGCTTTACTAGCCAGACCAATTTTAACGCGGCAATGCCAACTAATGGTCAGGCATCAGCAGACAAAGAATTGCCGTTCTAATGCAAAGCGGTAAGGCATACTGGCGGGAGGGATTGGGTTGGATTATACAGCCAGACGTGCCAATGAATCTTGAACGCGTTGCAACGATTAATGATGGCAACCTTGATGGCGTACCGATTGAGTTTGATCTGCCTGACCCGCGTAGGGCTAGGCCAAGACAACGACGCTTGTTCTTCGCGCTGCTCGGTGACATTCACCGCTGGTCCGGTGAGCCGGTCGAATGGCTTAAAGAGTACTTCTATACGATGTACACGGTCAAAACGGCCGGCAAAGAGATCAGCTTAGCTGATAACACGAAGAGCACGGTTAGCGACGCGGTTGAACTGATTGATCAGGTAATCGACTTCATCTTTGAATGGTCGGTGCCGCTTAACGATTCTTACATGTTACTGCCACGTGATGAAGAGCATTTCCAATTTGAGTGCATCAAGTATCGCAGGTGCCTGATCTGCGGTCAGCATGCTGATATTAACCACGTCGACGAAGTCGGCATGGGACGCAATCGAGAAAAGTTAGATCACACGAAGGCCAGGCTGTCAGCATTATGCCGGGAACATCATCAAGAATGGCATCAAATAGGCAACATAGCTTTCTGCAACAAGTACCGTTTAACGAATCTAGGTGTGAAAGTTAATGCTGAGACGCTTCGAAAGATTGGTGTAAAGGGGGATTATGACAATGACACGAATCATCAAGAAATACGCTAATAAATTTACAGTTGTTAGCAATAATGTAATTCGAGACGATAGGCTGAGCTGGAAAGCGAGAGGCATCTTTGCTTACCTTTGGTCAATGCCTGATGATTGGAGCTTTTACGAAACAGAGGTCTCCAAGCACGCTCCGGATGGACGAAATTCATTGCGCACAGGATTAGCAGAGCTTGAGAAGCTTAGATATTTAACGCGAAAGCGTGAAAGAGTTGGCGGCAAACTAAGTGGTTCTGTTTGGGTTTTAACTGACAGCCCAGCACCTAAGTTCGAAAATCAAACACCTATGTCTGAAAATCATACACAGGATTCACCTATGTACGAAAATCATACACAGGAAAATCAGACACTACTAAATAACTACCTTACTAAGGACTTAAGTAACAAAGTACGTACAAACAAACAGACTAACACCGTCTCAGCTGACGCTGATTTGTCTGAGTCCTTCAACAAGCTTTGGAATCTCTATCCAAAGAAGCAGGGAAAGAAAGATGCCTTTCGGCACTATAAAGCTTGGCGGAAGAAGTCCAAAGACAACACTGATGATTATCTGCTGTGGAAGCTGAACGAATATAAAGACTACCTGGCGGCTAATCAATGGCTGCATCCAATGAACGGCTCAACGTGGTTCAATGGTCGCTTTGATGATGACTATTCGACTGCTAACAGCCAAGGATATCAGCCACTGCAACAGCCACAAGGTGATGGCGGGTTTGCGCAGAAGCTGGTTGATGGTAAATGGACTCAAAATGAAATTAATGTAGCTGTTAAAGGGATTAAGAACCTTAGCCCGCAACAGAAGGCTTACTATGTTCAGCCTATCGATCAAGAAGGCAATACACGATATCGGCTTGATTATCTGGCAGGAAAGGCAATTCCAATTAGTGATGCACTTGATCAACTGTAGAAAGGAGCAGGAGCTATGGCAATGCATAGCGTAGCTGAAATGGCGGCGTCCATCTCAGCTAACCTAAAAAGAATCGCACAAGAAAAAGGCCAGCCGTTGCCGGTTGACCTTGATAATAAAGATGAAGTTAAGGCCTATATGAAGGCCAATAATGATAAGCACGTTGGCGAGTGGAATCAACGGCTTAAGCGTCAGAAATTCGACCATATTTATAAGCAAAGTCTTTGGTCAGGTCGAACTCCGATCGCCTTTAATTTTAGCAGTTGGGACTCGTCCAAGCAATCAGCAAGCAGAATGCCGAGCAGCTAAAGCAAAAAGCTCAACAGCTGGCTCAGCAAATGCTGACGCCTGATGACAAGCCACTTAATGTCATGTTAGAAGGCTCGCCGGGAACGGGGAAAACGAGCTTAGCAATCGCCATGATTGACTATATTAGACATCAAGGCTATCGGTGGGGCTACATTAAGCACCCAGACGGTGCTGAAAAATATAAGCGTTATGTTGACGTGTTCTTCCTGGCGACTGATGAAATGCTCGAGCTTGTCTATCACTCAATGGATGGCGACACTCAAGCACGCAATCAGCTTCAACGGGTTGTCAAATTTGCCAAGGCAGCTGATGTGCTGGTTCTTGATGACTTTGGCACTGAGGGTGGTATGAAAGGCACGATTCGACCGGTGCACAAGACTATGCAGGAGCTGATGTATGACATCAATAATGCGCGGTTTGGTAAGAAATACACGATTATCACGACCAACAATACTGTTGAAGAATTGCGGGCAATGTACAACGTTAAGTTGATTAGCCGGCTGATTCCGACTAATGCGGAACATACCTTGAACTTCAATGGTTTGACAGACGTACGATCAAAGATGCTTTAGGAGGAAACGAAGTGCTGAAACTAACGAAAGACCAAATGCTGCTAGACACCGAGCAGAGTTGCGCTTGGTGTGATGGCACTGGATACCTGGACGCAATCGAGCGCAAGTGTCCGTTTTGTGGCGGTGATGGTATGTTGCGTATTGACCCGGCAATCGTACAAGTGATGAAAAGTTCCGGGCATTGGGACAGAAACAACGAAGTAGACGCAAGTTTAATGCACGATATGGGGGTATAGAGTTGAAAGTTTTAGCAAAGTTGTTCTATGCGCTGATGGTCGTTTCAATGGTATCAATTGGCGTTGGATTCGTTATTGCGTTTTGGTTTAACGGCTTAATCGGCTTAAAAGTTATCGCGACTAGTTTTGCTAGCATGTCAATTTGCATGTTGGTAGCTTTCTCATTAGATGTTTACCAATGATCAAGTTGATCTTGCCGATTGAACCGGTAGCACAAGCAGAGCAACAAGTGGATTGCCAAGCATCCCGACTACATCATCGTGGATATCAAGCTGCAGTCAAACGTAGTTAACGACATTGACAGCTACTGCGTAGTTCGCGATGAGTTGATCATCTATCGGGAGTACGAAAATGTGTGAGTTTTGCGAGCAGGCAACCTAACTGTATTAAATTACCTAATGTGTAAGTATCCATTAAGTAATGATTAAATCGTTTTAAATCTATCAAGGAGTAATTCTATGAATGTGCTAGAAGTATTTATCATTTTAGGCTCAATTATTGGCAGTGCACTGTTTTTTGGCGGTATATTGTGGGCAATTTTTATTAGTATCCCAACCGGATTTAATCTGGTCGGTTATGGCTCAGCGGTAGTCATCATAACAGTGCTGAATGCGCTTATTTATTATATATGGGAGGTGTATCATGATAATAAGGTATGACGTATGCTGTGATATTCCATTGTAAACGTAACGAGAAAAAGGTGAAAGAAAATGACAAGCTATATTACGCCAAGATTGTTGCAGGCAATCAACAGCCTTGAAAAACGCTACCCTGAAGCATTTAAAGTCCGCTATGGGAAAGACTATCAGCTTGAGCGTTGGATTCCGGCGGATGACCCGGATATGCGTGTCCGTAATCAATTTCTTGCTCAAATTAAGATAGGCGATCAACGCAAGAAACAGAATTATACTGTAATGCATCGAGTTTTGGATTGTTACAATCGTTATATGACAACATCAGAAGCAGCTAAGTATCTAAACATGGATTTTTCGGACGTTAAGTATATTACCGATACAAATCCTCGTCTACGGGAGACGTACGCGAAAAAACAACACGACTTCAAACAAATCGTTGTATATGACCGTATTAATTGTAGTTATCAGGTCTACCGTGACCAGTATCAAGCGTCAAGCAAACTTGGCTTTCAGCGATCATCTGACCTAACGTATTATATCAAGCAACGGCACTATCCTTATTTTATTAAAGGACGTTACAAAGCTAAACGGAAGGTATGGTTTGACGAAGACAATGGTATGTAGATTACCAGCAAATTTTAAATAAAAAGTCGCACCACGATGGCACGATCATCAAATGAATTAAATTAACCTTATAAATTATAACAGAGGAGCGTGGCATTGTGGTACAGCAGCAAGTAATAGATAATAACGAGTTTCACCCTATTGACCGAGAAGCAACAGTACAGGCAGTCAAATCATTTTTTAGCGATCGAGAATGCTACGATGGTTATAATTATCAAGAGCTGAAAAGGATGTCTGGAGCTTGGGGAGAATTGAAATCCCCATCATTAAATACGTTAGGTGGTTTAGCAAGCGGAACAAACAATACGGTTGAATGGCGATTTATTAAACATACAGAATGCTCAAGAGCTATCCAAGCGGTTGAATATGCAATCCACGGCTGTGATCGTGTGAGTCGTGAAATTTTAATGAAACGCTATATTGAGCAAAGACCAGTTAAGATCGTTAGAGACATTCTTCAGATTGCAGGCAATGCTACTTGGCATAGGCTTGATCAACGTGCTTGTTGCCAATTCGCAGAATGTATGGAAGCGGCTGCCATCTTGTATAGAACGGATCAAAGATTGTTTCCTCAGTTACAATTTTATTTATAAAATCATTTCGATATGTGTTTGCAAATCAGCACAAAAGCAAGTATATTAAAGATGTACCAGAAGGTACTAACACTTTGCATAGTGAATGACTGCTAGTCATACTGTATAACGTTTTGACCGTTCATTTGTTATCTATGACAAAGTCCGTTAGGGCACGGCGAGGTACGTTTATCATAGAAAAAACTTCCATATGCCTATTCCGTGAATTGAATTTAGTAGGTTAGGTTTCCGATAGAATGTTAATTGGATAATATCTTTTGTAGCTGTATACTGCGACTAGTAGGTTAGTTCAGATCTAATGCACAGTGTTATAAAGAGGCTGGGAAACCATGTCTCTTTATTTTTTAGCAGAAGTTAAAATCAAACTAGGCGATTTTTAGGATAAAATTAGGATGTAACTGGGAGCTATTTCGTGTAATAATAGTATCGTGATATAAAACTCACTGATGCGCCGATCGGGATAACTGCCGAATGCCTATTTATCAAGATAACTTGATTGATTCAAGTTAGAAAACACCTCAAAAATTATATTGAGCTTTGACCGTAGCAGTTTTGCAGGTTCGACTCCTGCACGGTGTATTCCCAATCATTTATTGGGAACTCCTTAAATTTGCATTACAATTACCCCATAGGCACCACAAACGGATAGCTATTCCCTTGGCTAGGTGGTTCGACTCCACTATGTAGTATTCCTCTAGTGGTCAGAGGTATGCAAGCGTATCATTTTAATGATATTCAGCCGGAAATCCCGTGACTTTAGTCAGTGGTGGTTGACAATAAGTATGTATGCTTACATTAGCTCAGCTTCGGCTGAGCTTTTTATTATTCCAAAAAATTTAAAAAGGTGGTGTGGTGATATGTCATGAGTAGGAAGCAGGATCGAGCAATAAATGACCCTTTTGCAAGATTGAATAAGAACCAGCAAACCCTTATTATGCTTGATTTTGAGGGAAATCACAGCAATAAAGAAATTGCTCCGTTGATTGGTTTGAAAAATGAAACTACAGTATCACATTGGCGAAAGAAGCTATGGTACGAACCGGCCTTTAATGCTTATGCTGTTAAGGCGATCAAAGGTAAATATAAAAGCCTAGCTTTGCGAACGTTAATTGATTTGCTCGATGCAAAGTCGGAAATGGTTAGATTTCAAGCAGCTACTGCAGTCTTAAAAATGTCTGGTGTCTTGTCTGATAATAGTACGCCTGAACTTGATAAGGCTAAGATACGAAAAGCAAATGCTGAAGCTGATATGGCTGAATTAAAAGTCAATGTATTAAAGAATGGTGATAATGATGATGGGGTAACGATTAACTTCATTCGGACTAAGCGTAAGGAGGAAGAAGATCATGGAGAAGCAACTTAATGTGAATATTGATTCAATGATCTGTCCTCATTTTGATGAAGTGTTGTATAGTCCTGCACTTAATAAGGTTTTAAAAGGCGGACGTGGTTCGACTAAGTCATCAGTGATCAGTATTCAATTGGTTATGGATTTTTTACAAGATAGTCAAGCTAACGTATTGGTCATGCGCAAAGTTGCTAATACGTTAGAATTGTCGGTTTATGAGCAGATTAAATGGGCAATTTATATGTTGCATGTTGATCGCTTGTTTGAATTTAAGAAGTCGCCATATCGTATCGTCGATAAGCGTAACGGAACAGCGTTTTACTTTAGCGGCGTTGATGATCCGCAGAAGTTGAAATCCATGATTATTGCTAAGGGGTATGTTCGTTGGCTGTGGTTTGAAGAATTAGCTGAGTTCGATTCATGGAAAGAAGTTGATATGGTGCGTGCTTCGTTTACACGAAAACCATTGCCGCCTGGTTGTCACGTAGTGACATATTATTCGTATAATCCACCTAAGAACCCTTATGATTGGATTAATGAGTGGGTAACTCAGCAAGAACAATTGCCTGGCTGGTATGTTGATCATTCGACTTATCTAGACGTGACGTTGCCAAATATCCTTTCGCAGGATTATCTAGATGAAATTAATACCGTCAAGGGCAATGACAATGACTATTATCGCTGGATGTATCTTGGCGAAGTTGTAGGACTTGGAACCAACGTTTACAACATGGACTTGTTCAAGCCGCTTGATAAGTTGCCTGACGACGACTACATCACTAACGTTTTCTATTCAGTGGACACTGGCCACGAAGTTTCGGCAACCACTTGCGGCGCTTATGGCTGGACTAAGAAGCATAATGTTATCCTTTTGGACACGTATTACTATAGTCCACAAGGTAAAACTCATAAGAAGCCGCCAAGTGAATTAGCACGAGACTTAAAACAGTTTGTTGATAAAGTCGGAAAATGGATTGGTAAAAAGCCGACTAACATGACGATTGATTCGGCCGAAGGGGCCTTAGATAACCAATACTACAATGACTTTGGTATTCATTGGCATAAGGTAAAAAAACTAAAAAAAGTGGATATGATCGACCGGGTGCAGGATTTACTAGCACAAGGTCGTTTTTATTATCTGAAACGGCCAGAGAACGAGATCTTCATTGCTGAGCATCAGAAGTATCAGTGGGACGAGAATACATTGCAAAGCGATGATCCTAAAGTCGTCAAGGTTGATGATCATTGTTGCGATATGTTGCAGTATTTTGTCCGGGATAATGAACGGTTGTTAGGGTTGAAGTGGTAGGAGGTGAGGTTATGAGCTTCTTAACGCGATTACAAAATCTTTTTCGTAAAGGAGGTGCTAAGCTCGGTATGGTAAAAAGTTTAGTTAAGATCACTGATGACGATCGGGTGGCTATTGGTCAGAGTGAGTATGATCGAATTCAGTTAGCAAAGTCATATTATCGAGATGATCTGCCGAATATCTGGTTTCGAAACTCTTACGGCGAACGACGGCAACGGCCGTTAAGTACGTTGAACGTTACTAAATTAGCTTCAAAGCGTTTGGCCTCAATTATTTTCAATGAGCAGTGTGAGATCTCTTTAGAGAATCCAGAGCTTGATAAATTCATTAAGCAAATAATCGACGACAATCACTTTAATTTGCAATTTGAACAGCATTTAGAAACTGGAATTGCTTTAGGTGGCTTAGCAGCTCGGCCATATGTAGATGATCAGAACAATATTAGAATTGCTTGGGCAAACGCTGATCAATTCTATCCGCTACGAACCAATACAGACAACATTAGTGAATGTGCCTTTGCTTCTCGATCAACACGAATTGAGAATAAGCAGACTATCTACTACACGTTATTAGAGTTTCATCAGTGGAACGGACCGGATGAATATATCGTTACTAACGAACTATACCGTTCAACACAGAGACAAGTAATTGGTGATCAAGTGCCTTTGGCCACGCTTTATCCAGAAATGGAAGAACGGGTTGAATTTAATGGCGTTATTAAGAAGCCCTTGTTTGCTTACTTCAAAACTCCAGGAGCTAATAATCGTGATCTGGATAGCCCATTAGGAATCGGTGTTGTTGATAATTCTCGCAACGTAATTGATGCAATTAATTACACTCATGATGCCTTCGTTCATGAAGTTAAAATGGGCAAGCGTCGAATTGCAGTGCCTGCCGAAATGCTGCGCCCAGGGGCTTCATACGGTAATGATGAGCCTGATGAGGCACACCCGCGAGTGTTTGATTCTGATATGGACGTTTACGAGCAGTTCTATGGAACTGACGATCTGAAAATTACAGATCTGACTAGTGATATTCGTTCAGATCAGTATAAATCAGCAATTGATTACTTCTTACGTGAGTTTGAAGAACAGACCGGGTTTAGCGCCGGAACATTTTCGTTTGACGGTCAAGGCGTTAAAACTGCTACTGAGGTTGTCAGCGAAAACAGTACGACCTATCAAACGCGTTCAAGCTATTTAACTCAAGTTGAGTTGTTCTTAAACCAGTTGGTAACTGCAATCTTAGAAGTTGCAAGTACGCCGGAGTTCTTTAGTGATAGTCAAGCTCGTATTAAATTTAATGCTGATGACGATCTAAAGTTGTCCGTTCATTTTGATGATGGTGTTTTTGTTGATAAGGATAAACAGCGTACTGATGAGTTAGCACTTGTATCTGCAGGTGTAATGCCGAAAAAAGAATATCTAATTCGCAATTTTGGTTTGAGTGAACAGGAAGCTGATCAGTGGGTGGCGGAGGTGTTGAATGAACAACCTTCTTTTAATTCAAATGCCTATGAAAGCAACACTGATGCAGATGGTAATACAGATGTTGGGGCCGATTAATTATGGGAGCACGCGAACGATTTGAGCAGAGTGGTCAAAAGATCATTGACGCTTATTCAACATTACAGGAACAGATCTTTGAAGTTATTATTAACACCCTTAAAGAGGGTGATTATAAGCACGTTGATAAAGAAGATGTAGTGTTGTGGCAAGCAGAACAATTGCAGAAAATAGGTCGCTTGAATCAGCGGGCGACCAAACTAATGGCCAAAGCTGATGGCTTATCTCAAGCGGCGATTGAGGATTTAATAAAATTTCATGGCCTGCAGATAAAAAAAGAGATTGATGGTGAGTTGCAGCATGCTGTCAATTCGCCAACTCCGCCCAGTGAAGAAGCCAAATTGCTGATCAAAGGAATTGTTGACCAAACATGGACTGATTTGCAGAATAATGTTAACGAAACACTGATTACACGTAACTATAGTAATAATTCAGCCATTACACAAACTTATCGGCGTATTCTGACTGAATCGACTGCTGCTACGATTTCAGGATTATTAACTCATGAAGATGCAGTTAATTCAGCAATTTATCGTGCGGTTGATCGTGGTTTACCAACTAAGTTGATTGATAAAGCTGGGCATACCTGGAGTCTTGACGGCTATGTTAGGACTGTAATTAATACAACAGTAAACCGAACTTATAATGCGGTCCGTCTGCAACGTATGAAAGATTTTGACATGCATCTAGCACTGATGAGCAGTCATCCAAACAGTAGACCAGCATGCGCGTACATTCAAGGACACGTGGTGAACTTGGTACCGCCAGAAAGTCCTGATTTTAATCCGCGCTATGATTCAATCTACAATCATGGTTATGGCAAGCCGTCAGGGATATTGGGCATCAACTGTCGGCATATTCTCTTTCCATATGTGCCTGGTGTGAATGAAAATCATCAGCCGCAGTATGATCCGAAAGAAGCGATTAAGAATGGTAAATTGGTTCAAAAACAACGAGCTCGAGAACGAGCAATCAGAGACGCCAAACGGCGTTTAAAAGCTGCAGAAAAGCTTGGTGATGAGAATAAGATCAATCAAGCTAAAACGTTAATACGGGCTCGTCAGGCTAAACTACGTGAATTTATCAAAGAGACTAATGCAGGCAAGGAAATACCAATTTTGGTACGTGATTATGATCGAGAAAAGATAATTGATATGTAATGCTACGACCTAGGCATGTCGTTAAACTGCTTTTTTATTATGCAATCAATTCTCGCGGCTCGTATCCGCGTTAACAACTAATGTGAAGGAGAGATCGCAATGAAGCGTGAAGACTTAAAGACAATGGGCTTAACTGATGATCAGATCGAGTCGGTAATGATGGCCTATGGTAAGGAACTTAACCCGCTTAAAGAACAGATTAATAGTTTGACTAGTGAGCGCGATAGCTTGAAACAACAAGTGGTTGACCGTGATGGTCAATTAGATGATTTGCGCAAGAATGCGGGTGAAAATGATGATCTAAAGGCTACCATTAAGCAGCTTCAAGACGACAATAAGGCAGCTGAAGCTAAGTATAAAAGTGATCTTGCGGCTAAAGAAAAAGGCTTCAAGATTGAAAGTGCTTTGCGAGACGCGAAGGCCAAGAACGTTAAGGCCGTGCTCTCTTTGATCGACACGGAAAAAGTTAACGTGCAAAAAGACGGGACACTGAATGGTTTGACTGACCAAATCGAAGCAGTTAAGAAGTCCGACAGCTACTTGTTTGACACTGAGAACGCCGGCCAACCAATTAAGTTTGGCGGTAACTTTGGCAATGGTGATAACAACAATGGTGCTGGCAAGGACGACATCGCCTCCCGAATTGCTGCACGCTTTGCAGGAACAACAGAATAAGAAAGAAGGTATAGATAATGACAATTGCATTAGACCAAAAAGATCTAAACACGATTGATGAAGAATTTGCCGCTGACTCCAAGATTTGGCAACCACTGACTGGTGGGGCTAAGTCAATCACGGCGGCCGACTTTACGGGTGTTCACACTGTCCGGGTAAATAAGATGTCTGGATTTGTGGAAGCCGCTAAGTACAACCGCAACGGTGACAACACGCGGCACAACGTAAACGTTGAAAAAGAATCGTTTGAACTGACGCAAGAAGATTGGATTGGCTATGACCTTGATCAACTGGACATGGACGAAAACGGTGCTTACCAAGTCGCTAACGTAGTCCGCGAACACCAACGGTTAATCACGGTCCCACACCGGGATAAGTTCGCAGCTCAAAAATTGTATGACACGGCTAAGGCTGGTGGGAAGCTGGTAACTGATGCCATTGATGCCAAGAATGCTTTAGCAGCTTACGATGACCTTGAACAGTACATGACCGACAACGAAATTCCAGGTGGTTATGTAATTTTTGCTTCATCTGGTTTCTACCGAGCGCTGAAGAATGCTGACGGGGTGACTAAGAACTTCTCGACGAACACGCAGCAGATTAATGGCATTGATCGCCGTGTTGGTCAATTGGACGGTGGGGTGCCAATCTTGACGGTGCCTAAGGCCCGGCTGCAAGGTTTGACGATTACTGATAACGTCAACTTTATGGCAGTGCCACTCTATGCAGTAGCACCAATTGTTAAATACGACACGGTTGATGTGCTGGACGGTTCAACTGATCGCTCTGGTTACCGGACGACGATTAAAGGCCTGTCTTACTACGATATTCTGGTATTTGATAATGCCAAGAAGTCAATTTATGTAGCAGCTTCCCCAAAAGCCTAACCCCACAATCTAGTGGGGAGTTTGACCCGAATGGAAGTGTAAAACCAACCAATGCGCAAACGGTTGATCAGATCAAGGCCTACCTAGATGCACATCATATTAGCTATACAGCTAATATGGCTAAGGCTGATCTGCTTAATTTGGTTTAGAGGTGATTACATGCAGCCACAATTGACTTATGCAGAATATCAGGATCTTGGCTATTCTGATATGGACGCTGAAGATTTTGCTAAGTTGGAACGCCAAGCACAACGTGCCATTTCAGCATTAACTGGTTATTATTATGATGATCATGAGATTACTGAGGATAAATCGGCGAAACGGGTAGATGCTTATAAAGCTGCAATCTGCGAGCAAGTCGATTACATTTCGGCAACTGGGAATGATTCATCATATGCTAATGGTGATGACTTTAAGGCGATTTCGATTGGCAGATTGTCAATGACGCCCCAAACACACGTTAGCGACAAACTGGTCAATGGAGTATGCTATGAGGCTTATTCTTTGCTGGCACATGCGGGTTTGCTATATCGCGGGAGAGGAAGTGAAGGTCATGTTGCCTCGTATTCCTAAAAAAATGTGTGGTCATACGATTACACTGCTAATTCCGAACGGCAAGCGAGATGCCTATCGTCGCCAGACTACAACACAACAGGTTATCAATCATGCATTGGTTCAACCGCAAACGATTTATACCGGTTCAAATAACGATCGAACGATCACGGCTAACGCGGTCGTTTTTTTATTCGCGAAAGTTGCCGAACCGCTGCCAGAGCTAACACCTGATTGTGTAGGCTGGCATTTATTGTTTGAGGGACGCGACTATACGATTACAAGGATCGTTGACAATCGCGAACCATTCAGCAACGAAGTATATTCCTACGAATTGGAGGTGCTCTAATGGTTAAAGTTAACGTCAAATTAAATTTAGATAAGCGTTTTTCACAAGCAAAGCTTGATAAGGCGCGTTATGTCATGGCTAATCAGATGATGTCAGACATGGACCAATTCGTACCGTTTAAAAATGGCAAATTAAGCCAATCTGCACATATTAATGCGAATGGTTCTGAAATTACGTATACGACGCCATATGCTCGAGCTCAATTTTACGGGATTGTTAATGGATCGCCGGTCCGCAACTATACTCGTACGCCACACCCGCAAGCTTCTAAACGCTGGGATTTAAGAGCTAAGGCTTTGTACTCTCGCAAGTGGGCTAATGTTGCTAAAAAGAGTCTGATGGAGAGCTGAGATGGATTTAACAGAACGCTTAGTTGAAAAAATTAATTCGCTTGATCTGCCAGTAACCGTATATTCCGCAGCCTTGACAGGAAAAGAAGATCCAGAAATCGGTTTGTTGGTTCTGCCTAATTCGCAAGTGATTTCTGAAGATTTGGTAGGCAACAAAGTTGTGGAATTTATTTATGAAGTCGTTATGCGCGGCACTGATGAAGCGTTAATTAATAATACGCTTTGGCAGATTGCTAATCTGATTGGTAATGAGGACTTTTATTTAGAAAGCGCTGATGGCTCTTTTGTGTTCGATCAAGCGCAAGTAGCGTCATTTCCAACGCTGACAGGTGCTGATTTAAACAATGCGCTTAATTATATCTTGGACTTTACGGTTCAAGTAGAAACATTTAATTAAATTTAGAAAGGAAGTATTGCAATGGCAGTAAAAACTAGCGGAATTGTGCTTGCTAGTCGGTACAAATATTTTATTGATACGGCTGGCGGTACTGATTTAACTGATCTGACGAATGCTAAATTTGCCCGCTTGGGGGCAGGCTTTACTGGGACAACCTTTTCTGGTAATGAAACAACGATCAACAACACGTATCTTGACGATGAGGGTTTTGGCTCGACAGACGTTGTTGGTAAACGTTTTTCATTTGCCTTTACTGGGGTCAAGATGGCTAACGATCCAGCCCAAGAATATGTAATCGGCTTGCAAAACAAGCTAGGGACGGATCTAGAAACCCGGTTCTTGATTGTTGACCCTGATGGTAATCAGATGATTGGGGTTGCTGCAATTTCTGCTTTGGTACCCAATGGTGGTAACTCAAATGCTGGAGCAACATTAACATTCACGGTTAATATTCAAGGCAAACTGTATAAGCTTAGAACGCCGATTCCGGTAACGGTAGCTGATGAAAACGATACAATTTCACCAAAGATTGACGGTATTACGCTTAATGCAACCGCATCGACTGGCAACGCCACAACTGGTGTGACGACGCCAGCATCATCTGTACCCACTGGTGAAAATCATTAATTAATACGTATTAAATCGCCTGCGAAATACACAGTACCAGTTGGGGCGGTTAAGTTTTGGAGGAAAATAACATGGCATTAGTTCTTGATCTTGATAAATATAAGGCACCAACGCTGGAAGTTGATTTTGGCTTTAAGACGGTTTCTGCAAGACTTGATGATGTCCTTTCTAAGCATCTGACTAATATCTTAGTGGACTCTCAGCAACGAATTGCAGAAGCAGAGAAGCTTTTTAATACAGACTTGGCAAAAATGCCGCGTGAAGAGGCTAAGCAAAAGCTGGAAACTGCGTTTAATGATGTTCGTTTCATTTTAGAAAATGTCTTTGATGAAATGTTCAACGAACCTGGGTTAGGTAAAGAACTCTATAAGCGGGTAGGTAATTCAACGACGCAGTTAGCAAATGTTCTTAGCGAAGTAAATGGTGAAGCTGAAAAGCTGCAGAAGCAACGTGAGAATCAAAAGCTGAATCGTTATCAGCGCCGTAAGAAGAAGTGATGTTAAATGCTTTCACTAACAGAGGAATTGACACAGTCAATTGCTTACAAAGGCCGGGAATATCCAATTGATTTGACTTTTGATAATGTGTTGAGGTTCTATCAGCTGCTTGATGATGCTGATTTTGATGAAGCCGAAAAAATTATTGCAGCATTTCACATTTTCTTTGATGAATCAATTCCAGAAGATCCAGAGTTCTTGATGAACGTTGTTAAGCTGCTTGGCGAGTATGTTAGCGCTAGTCCGTATGGGAACGACGTCAAGAATAGTGACAGTAATCAAGTACCGATTAGATATTTCAGCTTTACGCAAGACGCTCCGGCGATCTACGCCTCGTTTATGGAGCAATACGGAATTGATTTAGTTGAAGAACAAGGCAAACTTCATTGGGATAAATTTAAGGCACTCCTTGACGGTTTGGGTCCCGAAACGCAGTTTCGTCAGATTGTCAGCATTCGACAACGAAAAGCAGACGGACTTGAAGGCGAAGAGCTGGCTCAGTTAATGGAACAGCAGCAGTATTACCGACTGACAGATGGTGCTTCCGTAGATGCACAAACGCAACGGACTGATGCCATGCTTGACGCTTTATTTGCCGAATAGAAAGGAGGTAGGTTATGGCATCGGACGGCAAGGTTACGATCGAAGTCGATCTTGCGACTGATAATGTGCAGAGCGATTCAGAAAAGATAAAAGACATTCTTAATGGGATTGGTAAGGCCGATCATAAAATTAAATTTGGTGTTGATGCTGAAACTGCCAAAGCAAAGATTAAGGAAATTTCTGAAGATGTTCGCCATTTGCCAAAGGAAGCGCGTACTGAATTACGGGCGATTGGCAATAAGGCGGGCATTGAAGAATTTGACAAGTTTCTGAAGCTTCTACCTAAAGAAGAACGAGTCAAACTGTTAACTGATTTTCAAGATAAGGGAATTGTTGATTTTCAGCATGCTTTGAGTCAGATTCCTAAGGAAAAACGTTCAGACGTAAAGTTGAACGATAATGCTTCTGAACCAATTAGGCAAATTAAAAAAGGAATTGAAGAGGTTCCGACAGAGCACAGAACTAAATTTGAAGCCGACACATCAATTGCCGAACAACATATTGGATTACTTGGACGAGCACAATATAACGTGAACAGCAGCTCTAAAAGCATGTTATCAAGTGTTAAAAGTATTGCTACAGGATTAGGAGTTTATCAGATAGCAGCTAAAACGGCAGCTGCTGTTTCTGACCAACTTTCAGGAGCAATTAGTCGTTATGATACGCTCAATAATTTCCCAAAAGTTATGCAGTCGATGGGGGCTAGTGCTAAAGATTCAAATGCAGCAATTAAAACTCTGTCGAATGGGATTCAAGGCTTGCCAACTTCGCTTGATCAAGTAGCGCAAACTACTCAAGTTTTCATGCCGTTATCGGATAATGCAAAAGAGGCAGCCAAAGCTACTTTGGCATTAAACGATGCCTTCTTAGCTTCCAATGCCTCAACAGCTGATGCTTCTCGAGGGCTGGAACAGTATAAGCAAATGCTGGCTAACGGTAAAGTTGATATGATGGGCTGGCGATCGATTGAAGAAACTATGCCAGCATCTTTGCAGAAAGTTGCTAAATCTTTTGGGATTACAAGTGGATCAACTCAAGAGTTGTATAACAAGCTGGATTCTGGCGAAATCTCAATGAAACAGTTGAACCAGCGTTTCATTGAGTTAGATGGCGGTGCTGATGGATTCCATAAGACAGCATTGAATGCCACTAATGGTATCGGCACCGCAATGGAAAACTTAAAAAACCGTACTAAAATTGCCTTAGAAGCAGTTATCCGCGGTTTTGACGATATGGTTAAAACATTAACGGGTTCAAGTATTGGTGAAAATATTAATAAGCTTTCGTCACACTTTAGTTCTTTTGGGAAGAACGGGGAACAAGCCTTTGAAAGCTTAGGAAAATGGTTAAAGCCATTTATACCAGCATTTGAGACGTTAGGAGAGATTGCCAAAACAGTCTTTGAAGGCATGGTTGCCCCTATTCAAGATGTTATAAATGCTCTCAAAGGGCTAAAAAACAGTTCAGGTTTTGCTAAGCAGCTTAACAATGCATTGAAGGGAATCGCAAGCCATCAAAAGGCGTTGAAGGCACTTGGACTTGCAATCACTTCAGTCGTTACAGGGTTAATGGCTGCTAAAGGCGCAATAACTGTTGTTAATGCTTTTAAAAAGGCCCTTGCGGGCTTAACAGCAATTAAGAACATCATCACTAGCATTAAGAGTTTGCAAGGAGCACTGGCACTGCTTAAATTTGCTTTTGCAACAAATCCGGTAGGGATTGTAGTAACGGCAGTTGTAGCGTTAGGTGTTGCGTTTGCAACTGCCTATAAGCACTCAAAAACATTCCGTGATGGTGTTAATAAGGCGTTAGCAGCTACAAAAGATTTCTTTATTGGTATTGGCAAATTCTTTACTGGTCAACTAGGCTGGGAGAAAGCCATTGGTAAAGAGATTTCAAAGATTGTTAGCACGATTGGGAAAACGTTTAGCAAGATCGGTAGTATCTTGAAAAAGATAGGTAAAGCTGCAATCATGGCGTTTGTTTATGCTTTAGCATTGCCCGTCGGGATTGGAATTACCATCATGAAACCACTTGTTAAAGGGATTACCTCAGCGATTAGCAAATTGTGGCCGCAGGTTAAAAAGGTTTGGCAAACTGCTTGGAATGGATTAGTTACGATAGCTAGTGCAATTTGGAAGCCAATTGCAAAACCGATTCAAGCGGGTCTTCAGCTGATTCAGTCGCTTTTTTCAGCTGCTTGGAACACAATTAAAAAAATTGTGTCAGCAGGTATGAAAGCTGTTGAGTCGGTAATTTCGCCAATTTTGAAAAGCATATCGAATACTTGGAATACGACCTGGAATGCGATTAGCAGTTTCGTTGGTGATATTTGGAGCGGAATTAGCAAAACCGGCAAGAAAGTTTTTGGTGGTATTCGTGACTGGATGAGTGACATTCTAGACTCAATTAGCAAGAAATGGTCAGACATTTGGAATGGCTTAGCTTCGGCTTTTTCGGGAATCTGGGACGGCATTAAAGGCGTGGCCAAGTCTGGTTGGAATGCGATTATCGGCTTTATCAACACTGGTGTTGACGGAATTAACTCAGTAATTCATTTCTTTGGCGGTAAAAAAGATACGGTGCCAAAGCTTAAAAAGCTGGTACACGGAACGTCAGCTAATGATCGTGATGAGTTAGCATTAGTTAATGATGAAGGTGGAGACACTTATCGTGAAGCGATTGTTCGCACAAATGGCCAAGTTGAAATTCCTAAAGAACGGAATCAGCTAGTCTTCTTGAATCGTGGTGATGAGGTTATTCCGGCCAAGAAGACGGCAGAGCTCTTTGGCCTAAATCGTTACGTAACTGGTAAAAAAGGTTGGCTTTCCGCTGCTTGGGATAATGTTAAAGACTGGGCTGGCGATACCTTTGAGGCTATTGAAGACGCCTTGAAAGACCCGTTGGGTGTTTTGACTGACTTATTCCATAAAGGCAAAAACACCGCAACTGATATTTGGAAAACAGTTGGTGATGGTGCAGCTGATTATCTGCCAAAGACTGGTGTCGAATGGTTTAAAAAAGAGCTGCAAAAGCTAGAAGATGCATTAACACCGCCTAATCCTAGCGGTTCGGGTGTTGAACGTTGGCGCCCTTATATTGAGAAAGCCTTTAAGGAACTGCATGTAACAGCTACTGAAGGCAAAATCAATAAGCTGCTTCGTCAAATTCAAACTGAATCTGGCGGTAATCCGACTATTCCACAGCAGATTAGCGACATTAACTCCGCAGCTGGCCATCCGGCACAAGGCCTACTTCAGTTTGTTCCTTCAACATTTAACTCATGGGCTGTAAAAGGCCATCACCAAATTCTAAATGGTTATGATCAGATTCTAGCTGCGATTAACTGTCTGGAACATGGCGGTGAAGGTGGCTGGGGTAACGTCGGTAATGGTCACGGTTGGATGAATGGTGGCTGGGCAGATCGACCAGCTATTTTCGGTGAAGTACAAGGTGAACCAGAACTCGCGATTAATCCGGCTCGTCAAACAGCAGACCATTACATCTTGGAAGCAATTCGGGCGCGAGCGGCTAAGTCACCGAATGGTTTTGCGGCTAAACTTAATCAGATGATTGCTAGTCAGCAACAGGCCGGGCATCAATTAGTAGCTGCAACACCTGCTACAATGCCAGCGCCAACGTTGAACAATAATGTAAATGAACAATAATGTAAATAATGGTACTGATTTGAGTGGCGACGTTACGATAACATTCCAAGTTGATAGTTCAGAGTTAGCACGTCAGACTTATCCAAAGTACAAGATGATGAAAGCGCAAGAGATTATTATTCGGAACAATGGTGGTGCAATTCCCGTTGGGAATGCAATGCCAGTAGGAGGTGGATACTAATGGCAACGATTATCATTCAGCGACAAGACGGCACTGAATATGATTTAGACGCGTTGGGATTTCGGGTCAAAAGCTTTAGTGTACCTTTGAATAATAATTCTTATAGCTATCAGCAAGTTGGCAAATATGGTTCAATGATGACTACCTTTGCCAGTCAGTATCTGGTTATTCCATTAACGGTTGTAATTACAGCAGTAGACATGGCCGACTACAATCTGCAGCTATTGGAATTAAGGCGTATTTTTCGTTCAGATGAAGATTTCTATGTGATCAATGCTATTACGCCATTTATGCGTTGGAAAGTTCGTGCTGAGGCTGTAACGCCAACTCAGCAAAGCAATTTTTGGCAATCGGCAGATGTTGCGATCAATCTTGACTGTGCAGATGGCTATGCTGAGTCAGTCGCGACTACGCTTGATTGGAATGTAGAAGAATGGGGATTCGGTCTGAACGTACCAAAAGATGAAATCAGTTACGAATTTACGCAAAGTGATTTTTCATTTTGGAATCTAGGCATGATACCGCTGCTGGCTGACGAACGGCCAGCTAAGATTATTTTTCAAGGCAACGCGCCGAATGGATTTACGATAACCAATAACACCACGCAACAATCAATTCAGATTAAGCGTGGTGTTTCTAGTTCTGACAAAGTGATCATTGATGGTGTTATGCCGTTGATTAATGGTCAGCAGGCCTATAACGATTGTGATCATGGCTATTTGGATTTTGTGACTGGTGAAAACAAGCTGCATGTTGATGGTGCTAGCGATTTTAGTCTTAGGTTTGAGACCAGGTTTTACTACTAAGGAGGCGATTAAGTGATCAAAATTGCAGTTCAAGGCTATGATGGCAATGAATCGGTGATTCTTGCCTATAACGTCAGTGTTACGAAAACGATTAACAGTTTTCCAACATTGACGTTTTCTTTTGATGCCGCTGGTCAAAATAAGGTCGCTGAAAACCTTTTAGGGCCACGAGCGTTATTTACGCTTTCAGATGGTCAGCAATATCGCTTAACGGTCTCTAACCCAGTGCCCAATTTCAATTACCGCACCTATACGATTACAGCTACTCACATTAGCCATGATCTGCATGATAATTATGTTCGCAATACACTGGCAGGCATTCAGTCAATTAATAGCTGCATGGATTTAGCAATCCAAGGAACGGCGCTATCGTATCAAATCGACGGGAATTTTAATCCTCATGATTTTGGTGAGAATACGATTGGCGCTGGGCATGGTGATGACATTTTATCAGCGGTTGCGCAGGCTTGGGCTTGTGAGTATTGGTTTGACAACCGGACGATTCATATTGCTAAGACGATTGGTACTAAGGATTCATTCTTGTTTGTGGATCGAGTCAACGCTAACTATATTTCGTGGACTGAAGATTACTCATCATTCGCGACGGCAATTCATGGGTTTGGCAAGCAGCTAGAGCAATCTTCAGATCAGGATTCTAGCAATCAAACTATTCAGTATAGCTGCGAGGCGGACTATTATAGTCCGTTAGCTGGTAAGTCGGGAATTGGTGCTATTTGGCAAGACGCTTATACCAGTGACACAATTACGGACAGTAACGCTCTGCAGGCAGCTTTAAAAAGCTCGCTGCATGATTATCCAGATGTTCAATATTCAATGAGTTGGGTAACGTTTGCAGATAATAGTCAGATCAAAAATAATATTGAAATCGGTAATACTGGCTGGTTACGTGATCGTTATGGTCTTGATGTTAATGTCAAGATTCAAAGCTACACGCACTATCTCGACAAACAGTCAGGTACTAGCGACACGATTACGTTTGGCAATAGGATTTTTGATGCTTCAGAATATGAAGTGCGGCAAAGAAAAGCTCAAGACCAAGCAAAGATGATTGCCAACTTGCAGTGGAAAATTAACACTGCAAAAAGTGTAGGCAATGCATGGACAGAAAGCGAGGTGCAGGTGTTTGACAGCAGCAAGCGTAACTGATCCAAATGGTGATTATCCAATCAAGCCAGGAGCCTTTGTTGGTTTTGATTACAGCACGACTGCTTTACGCGGTGGAGTAATGCTAGTATCCTCGCCTAACGGCAAGGATAAGATTCCGAAGCTGGGGCCTGATGGCCTGTTTATGTTCAGCATTGCTGACGGTGATAATATGTGGCTGCTGCTTAAAGACAAGGTGCAGTCGGTATTGGGTAAGGTCACTTGGGATTCAATCACCGGGAAGCCTGACGTTGCGACTAAAGCAGATGTGGCCACAGTGGCGGAAATTGCTAATAATGCTTTGAACAAGGCCAACAGCAATGCCACCGCGTTGAACAGCAAGGTCAACAAATCCGACCTGACGTGGGCTAACATTTCGGGCAAGCCAAGCATACCTAATGCCGATGATACAACGACTATATCAAGTGGGGACCTTAACGGCTATATGACAACGGGCAAGTACTACATGCCCAATGAATTGTCCAACTACACTAACCATCCTACCGGTACTGATATGGGTGGGTTTGTGATGAAGGTTGACTCATACCACAATGGCGACATGATTATTCAGACGATCTACCAGATTAACTCTGGTGATGTTTGGATTCGGCAGCACTGGGTCAACAGCTGGAAAGCCTGGCGTCAGGTAACATTCTGGCCAAAGGGAGGATAGCTAATGGATTTAATTAGTTATGTAACCGACAACGTTAAAAAGGTGTATCAGAAAATTGCAGAACTGTATCAGCTGGAAATTGAAGTTGATGCTAATGATGAGCAAACAATACCAACACTACGTGTTGAGGAATGTCAAACAGATGTCCTCAATCGGCAGGCGCGTCAATGGCTTTTTCGAGTGATGAAGAAAATGGCTGCTGACATTAACGACTTGGTTACACTGTACAACGCTCAAAGTCTGATTGATTGGGACGCAGACGGTCAGCCATTAACACCGCCGTATTACTTAGCAATGCCGAAGTCATTAGCTTTTAACGAGGTTGAGACGGTTTTAGATGATGATTTTAAACGAGCTTTTGAGCTGTTTGCTCGGCTCGAACAATATGCAAATAATATGAGAGGAGCCTGATTATGGCAGCGATTAATACGCGAGTTGTCTTGGACTTGGTCCGGGACGCGCAATCGAATACAAGCTCGATTGTCGATCTGACGCCATATTTTCAAGGACGGGTTGGTGATAGTCAAGCACCAATGCCGCTAGCATTGAAAATGGATGGTCGGCCGCAAGACATGACCAGCTACGGCTTTCAGATTGAAGCAACTGACAGCCAAGGGAAAGCCTTTGTGCTTTCTAATTGTGCTAAAGAAGTTGCGCAGTCTGATAATTTTAAACGTGGATTCTTTACGGTGATCTGGGCAGCAGAGATGTTCCAGAACCCGGGGATCATGAAAGGTGCCTTTGTGATTACGAATCCAGACACGAATGAACGAATTTCAACGCTGGACTTTAACCTGAATATCTTAGGGCAAACAGTTAGCTTAAATACACTACATGACAGCTACAGTAACCGACTTGAAGACATCATCAATGACTTAAGGTCAAAAGCAGATGAAATGATCAAGGGCACATCTATTGCAACGCTAACTGCACAACTTAAGTCTGCTCAGTCGGCATTAGAGACTGCAACGAGTTTGATCAACACAAAGGGTATCCCAACAACGGTTGATATGCAGAATTATGTAAAAGGCTATATGGTGGCTCAGAATACTGGCAACGATTTAAATACGTTGACCACGCCTGGTATGAGCTACTATGTAACAACGACTTCTGCCGGCAATCTGCCAAATGGCAAGTTAGGAATGCTTAGCATTCATGGCAATGCATCACACTTGCTGCAGGTTTTCACGGACGCTGACCAGAACGCTTTTGTGCGAGGATATGAAAACGATGTTTGGTCTAAATGGCGTCAAGTAACTTTCTGGCCAAAGGAGGCATAAAAATGATTACGTTTGTAAATATTTCGGGGGGGGTAACTTAACCCCGTCTGTTAGCTTAGTTACTACCTTTTTGAAAGGTGGTGACCAGTAATGGCTGTTGCAACAATTAAAAATGGACAGGAAGATTGGACAAACGCGCTTAATACGGGCTTAAGCCAAATTGGCGATTTTACGGACTGGTCCACAGCCGGGATTGTGGCCATGAATGGATTTTCAATCAAGAACGTTTGCTGGCGACGTTGCACGAAAAAGGATGGTGACCGAACGTTTACCATTTTGGAAATTGCCGGCTGGATTGATAACATGCCTTCATTGGCTCCTAATCAGCATCTGCAGATTATGAAACTAGCGGCAGAGGTATATAAACCAATTGGTAATTACTTTGCACAAGCTAGTTCAATCGGTGGGAGTGCGGCGAGTGGCTTAGAATTCGATCCACAAACTGGTATTATTACCGCAACTAACGGCTACAACTTCAAGATTGAAAACTTTGGTTCATTTATTAGCCTGTTGATCATCAGCTAATTAGTGTGTGTGAGCCATTCCTTGTCCGGGAAGGATATTGATATGAACGAACAAATTTTCATGGGGGGGGGCGCAGTTGCGCCTCTGATTAGCAACAATGCAGGCACTGCCAAGATGGGGGGGTGCTTGCTAATGCCACTTGAATTAATCAAAAATAAACGTGAGGACTGGGCAAACGTTATCGATCATAATTTTGAATTAGCAGGTAAATTACCGATTGATGGTGCAATCCATGCTGGTGCGGTAGCTACGTTTCTGAATGGCGCAACCGGTAGTTCTGATTGTTGGTATCTGCCAATCAACGGTGGGAAGTTAGTTTTCCTATCACTTTGGCAGGTTACTACTAAAACAAGCATGACACGTCAAGACTTGTTTAAATTGCCAGCATTATTAGCACCTTCTTATTCAGCTGGGGCTATTTTAAACGAAAACAGTTATGTCACCAATCGACATGCGAGTCAAAACGCTTTTACGTTTTGGAGCTCAAATGTGAGCTCTGATCAGGTCGACATGGATACCACGCTGATTTATCTACACTTTGATTAACAATGCCAGTCCGGAAAGGACATGAAATGGCTTTAACACAACTGACTCCAACGGAGAACTGGACTAAAATTATTAACGACAACTTTAGTAAAACGAATCTCGAAAATTTAAACTGGCATAAAGTTTCGCCAGGCTGTACTTGGTTAAATGGGTCGACATCGTATTTTAACGATCTTTTCTATACGCAAATCGGCAATGCCAAATTATGCTTACTAGAAGTTGGGTTTGTTAAGGTGCCACGTTTGGCGCAAGACACGCCATGCCTTCGAATTGCAAATGATTATGCTCCATCACATGTGGTAAGTGGATCTTTGCAGCAGAATGCTTACATTGCAGAACGTAGCGCGGGTGGCGGTACTGATTTCATTGCCTGGAATGGCAATGACTGTGGTAACGTTGACGGTGGAAATGTCTCGTTAATGTGGATCCATCTTGATGATTAATATAGGAGAAACACAATGAGTAACAAAATTACAGTATATGAATTCGACACTACAAGTCGAATGCACCCATTTTTAGCGGCAGTGCAAATTGATGAGAATATTGGATTGAAAGATAATCAAACGACTGTGGCCCCAAATGAGGCACAGTTTTTTAATGGTCACGAATGGGTAAACGAGTTAACAAACGCCTATCATTATGACGAAAAGGGCTATTTTGATGCGGTAGCGATTATTCCCAAAGGCTCGGAATTGAAAACTAACGAAACGTTAGTCGTGCCATACGATAGTGAGGGCCGGGGTATGTATAAGCCTAAGTTTGACATGGCACAGAACACGTGGATTGAAACGTTAACGCAAACGGAAATCGACGCGCTTAACCAACTCGCAGCGCCTAAGCCAACCGCTGAGCAGCAAACGATCAGTTTGTTAGGACAACGGGTAGCACAGACGACCGCTGAGAATGCGCAGATTAAGCAAGACAATGTGCAACTTAAACAGATGGTGTCGGCACTTGGACAAACTGTTGCTCAGCTCAAGGCACAATCTACGATTACAACTGATACAACGACTAACTAAGGAGAGTGACAAACTATGATGACTGATTTTGACTTCGTGAAGACGATTTATTCTTGGGGGTTTCCGATTGATTGTTATGTGCTCTACCGTACGATCACTAAGGACCAGTACAAGGCAATTACCGGCAAGGACTATGTAGCTGCATCATCTGCTACTGCAACTGATTCTGGGTCTGCTAATGCTACTCAATCAGCTAATACAGCTGTTAGCCAAGCTTAAGCAAACAAAAAAGCCCACAGCATAATACTGTGAGCTAATAAAAAAAGAGCGCTCTTTTTGAGGAGCGCCCAGCCGGCTTGTTGGCTAGAAAGCACCAACTGCACACGGTGTGATTGTTTTGTTGATAATATTATACCACATAAAATTCATGGTACAATAATCAAGCACACATGCGCAGGCGTAGAAAACCTGATTAGTGCAAGAAAGGAGGAAACTCCGATGCTTCACTTTTGTGTGATTGTTTTGTTCGTGCCTAGTAAGCACGTTAAAAAATTAATTAAGCGACTGCTCAGGTAGCACACTCGCCAGCGCTCATCGGTTTGGATACTGATAGGGCGCTTTTTGTTTGCGCAGATTTCGATAAGGAAGGAGGCAAATATGTGCATGTTGATTGGGACGAAGTAGCAAGTGTTTGTGGTGTAATTTCTGGAGTGATTGCTTTACTGGTTTGGGTTACTAAAACAACTTTTAAATCATTTCTGACACCAGTAACTCAAGAAATCCGCCGATTAACAGATAGTATGGGGATTTTAAATAATACTATCAATAAGCAGACGGATCGTCAGGAAGAGTTTAATCGTCGCCTAGAAGAACATTCAGAAGAATTAATTTCTCACGATGAAAGAATTAAGCATCTGGAGGATGGTACAAGATGAAAGAAATTAACAATATTGTAGAATGGTTGATCCAGTCGGGAGCGCTCGTTGCGCTCTTTTCTTTTGCCTGGAAATATGTTAAGCCGTGGCTAGATGCTAAGCAGACCCACGCCCAAACTGAGCAGGCTAAAGTAGCTTGGGGGTTGCTAGAACAAGTAGCTGACACTTCAGTTGCAGCGTTGGTTAGTCAGAATATGACTGGCAAGGATAAGTTTAACTTGGCAGTTAAGAATGTTCAGCAAGCAATGCAAAGCAATGGGTTTGAAGTTAATCAAGCGGCAGCAGAAAATGCGGTGCAATCTGCTTATGAACAGAGTTCACTGACGCCAACGGTTGTACCAGGCAATGATATTAAACCAGCACAAGGCTCAGTAGCGGCAATTAATCCTAAGGGGGTAAAGTAA